CTATCAATATCATTTTTATGGAATTAGTAATACATACTAATGCTCCGAACAGTTCTGACCAGTCGCAAGGGTCATTACCAAATAGGAATCACTCAACAACGCACTACGCACTTGATGCTGTCCATGGCACTAAAGCAGTTCTCATAAACTCTTATACTCTTCATAACAAAAATGAATACACAACAGCAATGACAGATTTGAAGATATTAATTGGAGATGATGAACTGTATAACACAATTAAAAACAGATTGGACAACTACAAGACTAAACAACAAACCAAATGGAAATCAATAAAGAAACAAAATCATAGAGACTTAACAAGACATTTGGAACAACAAGAAAGAAATAAACAACATCATTTTTCAACTGAAGAATCAGAAAGTGAAACTGACGACATTTTTAATGAAATGCAGTCTAATGAAGTGCATCCTGTATATGGGCATATGACTATTGTTAGGGGACATGTTAACTCAGGTTTGACATTCTTATACAATAAGATAGCTTATGTATCGAATCACTTCTACCATTTATCCAATGGAGTTAACTTGGCTGATCAACCAATTGAAGAAAAAGACGAACAACTTGATCAATTTTTGAAATTTATACCACCTATAATAGAGAACACATCAACAACATTAACACGAGCCTCTATTGAATTTAATGAGCAATACAGAACATCTAATAATAAAACTAAATATATTCATAACACAACTACAACTAAAAACACTGTATTCTCACCTCAAATTCAGGTTGGTAATCATGAAATGCTGGAGAAAATTAAATGTGATCATGAAGGCAATGAGATGATCGACGAAGATGGACAATACATTACGCACTCAATTTATGATCATGTTCCAACAATAACTCCAACAGATGGGTTTAGCACATCAAGGGTAACGAATTTCGGCTATGATTGTATACAGGTACTTAAATCACCTGTTCACTATCATCCTGGCAAAGCTTATGATATTTTTGAACAAACAGAATGGATAGAGAAAATTGTCAACGAAAACTTACCTTGCTCAAGATTTATAACATATTGTGACTCATCAATTATCAATCATGAATCAGATTTATTTGACAATAGAGTTGACCAACAAAGTTCAGGATCAATTAAACATAAAACACATAGACTTGATGAATACAATGTAGCAACAACATATATCAGATACAATCCAAACTTTGCAATGATACCAAACAAATTAATGAACAGCTTAATATTTAAATCATTTCTTTCATACTACGATTCAGTATACGAAACTTATACTGTTAATAAACGGATTACAATATCATCAGAATTATTATTTGCCAACTATGGAATGGCTGCATGTAATCCAAGTTTCGGAATCAACGAGTTATCTATTTATGCAACAAATACAATCAAAAACAGCTCATCTTGCAATACAAATAGATACGATATAGCTAATTTAAATTATGTTTTCACGAACACAGCAGAATTTATAGTTCATTTGACATCGCTTTACCGGCACAATTACGAAGGTGATTCTGTGCTGGATTTTCAGTTGTAGGGATGAGGCGCTTTCAGTGGGGTTATGAACATGCACATGTGAACATTGACGATGTTCCGCATGGACTTAGCCCTACTGAATCTTTCTCATTGGATTATTATGACAAAACTGAGAATAATCATAGTAGACCAATGAGTACCTCTTTGGGTTGCGAACTCATCGGAGCTTGCCAACCTATCCCTAATATAAGCCACAAAAACTCCCAAGTTGAAGCCATTGTTGGTAGGACTGCATCTGAGATGCCACCAATCAATAGAGTAACACTAAGGAGACTGAACAGGTTTGTGAAACGCAAACTTGATGAACTATTTGAAGGAAAACAATTTGATTATAATGAAGAATTTGATTTTTATGAATGGATCGAATCAACGCCTTACACAAGAAAACGCAAAAATCAACTGATTAAAGAATTTGAAAAAGGGTTCGACGAGCGTAAAGGTTATAATATAAAAGGACACATAAAATATGAGAGTTACGGTAAATATAAGAAATTCAGAGGTATACACTCTAGATCAGACTCATATAAATGTCAAGTTGGACCGTTTTTTCAGAAACTAGGTAACATAGTATTTGATTGTAAACATTTTATTAAGAAAATACCAGTTGATGAAAGACCAAAAGCCATGTTAGATATGATAAAAGACAAAACCAATGTTTTCTTTACAGATTATTCAAGTTTTGAAGCATGGTTCGAACCATTAATTTTACAGATCGAACGCAGGGTCTACTTATGGTTTCTACAAAATAACAAACACAAAAACAAAATTATGCGACTATTAGATAAAGGAATTTTTAGTAGAAATCACATTGTTTATAATAAATGGAAATGTTCTATGGATGGTAAAAGAATGTCTGGAGAAATGAACACATCAGTAGGGAACGGATTAATGAATATGTTATGTACATTCTTTTTATTAGAACAAGCTGGTAATAGTGAATACGGGGGTTATTTTGAAGGAGATGACGGTGTTTGTTGGTACACAAACCCAACGTTTTCATCATCAAAACCACCTTCTCAATTCGATTATAGAGATTTGGGAGCAAAGATTAAGATTGAAATTCCAGATGAGCCAACGCTAGCTTCTTTCTGCGGCCTCATTTTTGATCCAGAAGTCTGTGATAACGTGACGGAGCCTATGGCCGTCTTAATGAACCACGGGTGGACTTCGCATCAATATGTTGCAGCAGGGAGAACTAAACTTGACGCACTCTTGAAGAGTAAATCATTATCTTTGTTGTACTCCTATCCAGGAGCTCCAATAACACGGAGTTTAGCACTTTATGGATTAAGGGTAACAGGACACATAGATGATAAATATATGAATAAGGTACTAGAGAAAAAATACATGAATACATACGAGAGAGAAAAATTACAGTACCAACAATCAGCCTCACAGGAAAAATTTGAACAATTACTCAACCATAAAGTACATTTTAAAACAAGATTGTTAGTTGAAAGAAAATTTGGAATAAGTGTAGAACTACAATTACATATAGAAAATTATTTAGATAATTTGACAACATTACAACCACTTAATATTCCACTTGCACTTGACCATGTAGATAAAGATTGCATCGATTATTATGAAAGATATGGATACAACACAAATAAACCATACGACCATTTCTTTCAATTGCCAAATATTAGAAAATACAAGATATTTAAAAATCACATAGATTATTTTGAACAATAATCACAGGCAGCTGTAGATAGACCAAATATACCCGGTGCTGTCAGGTATCAAGTATTCTTAGGGTAGAAAACAAAATGCAAAACAAAAACAATAATAGACCAACTAACAAACAAATTAAAAATAAACCGAAAGGCCAACAGAGACGACTTAAAACATCAACACCAAAACCAAGATTAGGACAAACAAAGAAAGAATTAGAAAGAGATATAATTAGAATGGACAGAGACAGACAGGATGAAGACGAACGTTGGCATAGAAGAGAAATGGACACAAGATTAGAGAGGAAGAAGAAACTAGATGAACAATTGAAACAACAGGAGGAAGAGCCTTGGTATGAAAACCTTGGATCCACACTAGGCAAATACGCTGCCAGAGGAGCCCATGGATTATTCAAAACATTAACCGGTTTTGGAGATTATGATCTTGAAAGTAACTCAATCGTTGCGCGAGCGACTGATGGTGAAGTAGGATCAGCTATACCTCATGTTGTCAATTTAGGAGAACAACGGACATTTATATCACATAGAGAGTTTCTTGGAAATGTAAGGGGAACAACTGAAGATTTTAGTATCAGGACTTATGAACTTAACCCTGGATTGGATGACACATTTCCTTGGGCTTTCGCAATATCAAACAGTTTCACTTCTTATGAGATAAAAGGGATGGTTTTCGAGTACAGAAGCTTATCCAGTGAATACACTGCAACGCCTTATATGGGATACGTAGCAATGGGCACACAATACAATGCACTTGACCCCACTTTCACATCAAAGAAAGTTTTACTCAATTCAGAATATGCTAATTCAACTAAACCAAGTAAGAATCTATTACATCCAATTGAATGTCACCGTGATCAAATACCGAATGACCATTTATATGTTAGATCTGGAGATGCACCAACCGGATCTGACATTAGGCTATATGATCTAGGAAAATTTTCAATTGCAACAGGAGGACAATCCTCTAGTGGTGTAATCGGAGAGTTATGGGTATCATATGAAATTGAGTTATATACGCCAAAGCTTGCTTCAGCAGTAGGAAGCCTAGTTAACGCTGATCATTGGACTGGAGGCAATGCTAGTGCTGGATTGTTAGCCCTAGCTGGAGCAGTGAAAGCAGGAGGTTCAAAAATTGGACTCACAATAAACCCAACTACCGGTTTGGTGACTTTTCCCAAATCAGTATCCAGCGGGACATACATGATATTTATAGTTTGGAAAGGAGCTTCACAACCTAATTTAGAAGCACCTCCAGTTAATGTAGTTGCAAATATGCTATACAAATCTAATACATTTGGATCAGCACCAACCGCATTTTCACCTCCTTATGGAGCTACAAACTCAATTGAAATTATGTCCTTAGCGAGAGTAACAATAACAGGTGAAGCAGCACAATTCAACTTCAACGGAGGCATCACAGGAACTTTTGCAAATATGTTTTGGGATTTATATGTAACGCAAGTTCCTGATACATTAGATGATCCAGATGACACCTCTTTGGTTGTCAATGATGAAGTAGCAAATGAAATAATGCACAATCAAAGAATGGAATTCATTAAGAAGATGGATGAACGACTTCTAGAAAAACGACTATCAACCTCTAATCAGATATTGGACATTGAAGAGATTAAGAGATTACAACAAAATTTAAATAAAATCATAATATAAACACATGTTTAGGCTGGATAGATCCTCTTAAAACGAAAGCTAATATCATGTACAGAATGGTCTGTACCAAATGTTGTATGAAATTTAAATCAAATGACAAGAAATTATTGAAATATACGTTAGTAACTTGCGAATGGTGTGATGAAGAATTAAATAATGCTATGATTTTTCATTCCAATGACCAAGTTACATGGACAAGCAAAACTAAAAATAAAACTGTATTATATGGAACTAACAAAAATCCACTTATATTCACAAAAATTAATAATAAATATTACATTACAATAAGTAGAAACATGTTAGAACAACAAAATAAGTACCACACATATATCCACGAAAAGTACCAAGTCAAAGTGGATGACAACGGACAGATGTATTGCGACTACATTTGTGATGACGATATAGTTATTGTTTAATGAAAACCAAAGCTGAACACAATACTAATTATTTTAATTAGTGTTGTGAAGCCCACGTTTGACAACACAATTCTATTCCCATCTACATAAACAAATACAAAATCACAAAAACAAAA